AAACCTACACAGTTGAATTCTCGCGTAGGTAATGTTACAGTGAGCACGTCATGACCGATTATTCCGATTTAACAGATAACGTACGAAATTATACAGAAACAACTACTACAGTGCTTTCAGATGCTGTTATTCAACCTTTTATTGAATCTATAGAAGATAAAGTAAGAAGAACAGTAGATTTAAATTATTACAGAAAATATGACACAGCAACACTGACAATTAACAATCCTTTTTTACCACTTCCCTCTGATTGGGAAGCAACGAGATATGTACAGTTGATAGATAGTAACGATGATAGAACTTACTTGATACAGAAAGATATTTCGTTTATGAATGAATACGCACCAGATAGAACTTCTACCTCAACGCCTAAATTTTATGCGATGTGGGATCAAGACACACACTATCTTGCGCCAACCCCGAACGCTGCATTAACTGTAGAGCTCGCATACACGTACAAGCCACCTGGTTTAACAAGTTCAAATACATCAACTTGGTTAAGTCAAAATGCTCCAAACGTGCTATTGTATGGTTGTATTTTAGAAGCACTTGGATACTTGAAAGGTCCAGCAGATATGATACAATACTACGATAAAATGTATAATCAGTCTGTACAAGCATTAGCCACATATGAGATGGGGCGTGATCGTAGAGACGAATTTCGGGACGGCGTTATTCGTATCCCTCTCGAATCAAGGAACCCATAGGAGATTATTATGGCAATTACTCAAGCTGTATGCAACAGTTTCAAAGTGGAAATCCTTAAAGGCCTACACAATTTTACGGCTACGACAGGGAACACTTTTAAACTAGCATTATACGATAACGAAGCAACTTTAAATAAATCAACAACTGCTTTTTCAGGAACTGATGAAGTAGCGAACTCAGGAACATATTCTGAAGGTGGTGGTGCGTTAACATCTGTTACGCCAACATTATCTACAGACACGGCTGTTTGTGATTTTGCTGATATATCATTTACAAGTGCAACTATTTCAGCACAAGCTGCTGTAATTTATAACAACTCAACTGTATCTGGTTTGACAACCAATGCATCTGTTTGTGTACTAGATTTTGGTGCAGTAAAAACTTCTACTTCAGGAACATTTACAATAACGTTCCCAGCAGCAGAAGCTACAGCAGCAATTTTAAGGATCGCATAGGAGATAAATTATGGCCTCTATCCAAGGATGGGGCCGAGAAACCTGGAACTCAGGTGCTTGGAACCAACAAGCACCTGTAGAGGCTTCAGGTAATGGTCTCACTTCTACAGTTGGAACTGTATCGCTTGTCACGACAAATATTTTTGAAGTAACAGGAAACCAACTTACATCTAGTATAGGAGATGCTACTCAAGCAAGTGAGTATGCAGCGACTGGTAATGCAGTAACGTCATCATTAGGCACAATGCCTGATCCGACGATTGTTGATAACCAATTATTAACTGGATGGAATAGAGGTGTAGGCACAACAGTTCCACTAGGATGGAATGCAGCGTCATGGAATAATGGCGACTTTATTTTAACAACTAGCAATGGACTATCGGGTGCAGGCTTAACTTCATCTTTAGGTGAAGAAACCCCAACTGGTAGTGCTTCCATTTCTGTAACTGGTTTAAGCACAACCACATCTTTAGGCACTGCAGTAGCAACTGGAATTGCAGTAGCAACTGCTACTGGCAACTCTATCACGTCTACTCTTGGAACAGAAACTGTTACAGGATCTTCTACGCATACTGTTACTGGTGTCGGAACAACAGCATCACTTGGTGATGAGACCGCTACGGGCGTACCTCAATCTGGTTGGAACCGTGGAGCAAATCAAGTTACAAGTCAGTTAATTGGATGGAATGATAATCTTTGGAATATTTTAGAAACGTCTTATTCTTTAACAGGTGTTCAAGGGTCAACGGCAACTGGTTCACCAACAATAAACATTTCTGTTGCTCCAACTATTACTGGTGTCGGATTAACTGCTTCTACAAACACACCAGGCACATCAGTATTTGTAACTGGTGTTAGTTCAACAACATCAATTGGTACATTCTCTATATCAGGAGATTCACAGACAACAATTGTTGCTGCTAGTGAACCTGAGATGGATATTAGTACAGGAACTGCTACTGTTGAAATTGGTAAGACAGCTTTTCCACCAGGAAATGCTATTACTTCAAGTCTTGGATCATTAAGTGTTGTAGGTACTTCTGTTGTTTCACCTTCAGGTATTAGTTTAACTAGTAGTCTTGGTACTGAAGTTGCCTCTGCTGATGTTAATATCACTGTTGTAGGAAACAGTCTTACTATAACAGGAGCACCTGTTACAGCAACGGCTGGAGCTATAGTAAGTGTTACAGGAACCTCGTTAACCTCTAGCTTAGGAGAAGAATCACAGGAAACAAGCTACCTATTACCAGGTGTTTCTTCAACAACGTCATCAGGCACTGTAACTATAACTGCAAGTTCTACTTTGACACTTACGGGAGTTTCTGCTACAAGTACTACAGGAACCCTACAAGGTACTTTTTGGAACCAAGTAGATGATTCTAACTCGGATATAAGTTGGACAGAAGTTCATCAAGCCGCATAAAAGTTTTGACAAACTTTAAAATAATAACTAAAACTTTAAATAGGAGATAAAAAATGGCGTCAACTTATTCAACAAGTTTGAGAATAGAGCTTCAAGGTTCGGGAGAAAATTCTGGAACTTGGGGAACTATTACCAACAACAATTTTTCACAATCTTTAGAATTTAGTATTGCTGGTGTAGTAAATGTTGCGTGCGGCGATAGTGCTGTAACAACGCTGACGAACGCTGACGGTCCACAATCACAAGCTAATAACCAAGCAAGAAATGCTCACATAAGATTAACGGGTGCACATGGTGCAGTAAGAATAGCTCAATTCCCAGCTACTCAAAAAACATATTTAATTACTAACGCAACGACTGATTCAGGATCTTCTGGTCCTTATGCAATGACTTGTAGATTAGGTGCTTCAGGTAATACACTTTCAATAGCTAACGGCACAACTCGTCTTGTTTCTACAGATGGTACAAACTGGTATGATGTTTTTTCTTCAGGCGGATCATATGATCTTAATGGTCAAGACTTAGTTTTAGATACTGATGGAGACACTAAAATAATTTCATCAACTGATGATAGAATTGAATTTTCTATTGCAGGTACAGGTGTTGGTAACTTTACAAATTCATCTAGTGATTTTGTAATTACTTCAGGTGTACAAGATAAAGACATTGTATTTAAAGGCGATGATAATGCTAGTGCTATAACTGCTTTAACTTTAGACATGTCTGAAGCAGGAGCTGCTACTTTTAATGCAGGCGCTACATTTGGTGGTGTCGTAGATGCAGACTCAGGTGTCACTATTGACAATATTACAATTGATGGCACAGAGATAGATTTATCATCTGGCGATTTAACTTTAGATGTTGCTGGTGATATAATTTTAGATGCAGCAGGCAACGATTTAATTTTTCAATCTGCTGGAACAGCTATTGGTCATATTACTAATAGTGCAAGTGATTTAGTTATTGAATCAAAAGTATCTGATAAAGACATGATATTTAAAGGTAATGATGGTGGCTCTGGTATTACAGCTTTAACTCTTGATATGTCAGGTGCTGGTGCAGCAACTTTTAATAATGATGTAACAGCTTTCTCTGATAAAAGACTTAAAACAGATATAAAAAATATTGATAATGCATTATCTAAAGTAATGAAAATGCAAGGTGTCTACTATAAAAGAAATGATGTAGATGATGCTAAAGAACAAGTTGGAGTGTTAGCTCAAGATATGGAAGAGATTTTACCTCAAGTTGTATTGACGGCCGACGATGAAATGAAAACCAAATCTGTTGATTATGGAAAAATATGTTCTGTTTTGATAGAAGCAATTAAGGATTTAAAGCAACAGGTTGATGAATTAAAGGGTAATTAAAAATGACTTTACCTTCAGGTACTATATCACTTTCGCAAGTAAACACGGAATTAGATATATCACCATCTAGCACAGCCATTAATATGGGTGCTACAGCAGTAAGAGACCTTGCAGAAGTTCCTTCTGGTGCAATTGGGATGTCTGATTTACAAGGAAAAACAAACGCAGCATTCGTTACTGCAACTGGTGGAACAATTGCTACATCAGGTAATTTTAAAATACATACTTTTACCTCATCAGGAACTTTTTCAGTTTCTGACGCAGGAGATGCAAACGGATCAAACACAGTAGAATATTTGATAGTAGCTGGTGGTGGTTCTGGCGCAGCTAGTTATGGCGGTGGCGGTGGAGCAGGTGGATTTAGAATTAATTTTCCTCAACCCGCAACTGGTGGAACTCCTGTTTCTGCAACAAATTATCCTATTACTATAGGCGCTGGTGCATCTGCTTCAGGAACTCCTGGTTCTTCGCCAGGTAATAATGGAAACCCTAGTTCTGCTTTTGGTATTACTTCTGCAGGAGGTGGTAAAGGGGGTAATGGACCTGGTGGTAATAATCCTGTTTCAGCTCCAGGTGGACAAGGCGGTTCTGGTGGTGGAAAAGTACACGGTGGCGCATCAGTAGGACAAGGAAATACTCCTCCTGTTTCTCCTCCTCAAGGAAATCCTGGTGGACAAGGAAACATTCAAGAGAATCAAGGAGCTGGTGGCGGTGGCGGTGGAGCCAATGCAACTGGTGGAAATGGTAGAGGTGGTCCTTCAGGCCCTGGTGCTGGCGGAACGGGTGGAGCTGGTACAGCAACAAATATTTCAGGTTCTTCTGTAACATACGCAGGCGGCGGTGGTGGAGGTTATCATGCACACTACGGTCAAGGTAGCCCTGCTCCTGGTGGTGCAGGTGGCGGTGGAGCAACAGGTCAAGCTGGAACTGCAAACACAGGCGGCGGTTCTGGTGGTGGTTCTGTAGGTGCTTCAGGAACTCCCAGCGGTAGCGGCGGTTCTGGAGTTGTAATTATAAGATATAGGTTTCAAGCAGATTAATATGGCACATTTTGCAAAATTAAATGATAGTAATGTAGTTATTAGCTGTGAAGTTGTAGCTGATGCAGACACTAAAGATGAAAACGGAAATGAAGTTGAATCTGTAGGCGTTGCTTTTTTAACGAGTGTACACGGTTATACAAATTGGAAAAAGTATTCTAGAAATACTATGGCTGGAAAATATTATAATGTTGATTCTAATGGCAATTGGACTTCTGAAGGAGATCAATCAAAAGCATTTAGAAAAAATCCTGCAGCGATAGGATACACTTATGATCCAGGCAGAGATGCTTTTATTCCACCAAAACTTTTTGATTCTTTTATTTTAAATGAAACAACTTGTACTTGGGATGCTCCTGTAGCTTATCCAACGGTAACTTCTCATGATGGATTAATGTACTTGATTGAATGGGATGAAACTAATCTTAGATGGATAGCTGAAGCAGAAAATAAAAAATGGAATCCAGAGACATTTGCGTGGATAGACATCTAGAAAAAATAAAACCTTACAGTGTATTTAAAAAACATCTTCTTTCAGAAGAATTTGTCACGGTTCATACTGTTTCAAAAAATTTATTAATTGATAATAAAAAAATAACAAATCATATAAAAAAGGCTAAGAAAAAAAAACAAAGATGGCGACCTGAAGTTTGGTATTCTGATAATAATTATTTTAAATTTGACTTACATCAACATATAACTTGGTTAAATGACTATATAAGAGACACCTTTAGCACTGAAATTGATGAGGATTTAATGTTAAGTTCAAATCATGTTTCAGGTATTTATCTTGAAAAAAATGAAAGTATAGGATCACACAATCACATTGATGAATGGGACTATCAAAACTCCCCTGATATATCAGTTATATACTGTGCAGACACAGGTAAAGATAAATGTGATATTATATTTGAACATGAGTACGGAAGACATAAGAAAAGAAGATGGGCCGTTTTTTTAGAAAAAGGTAAGTGTATTATTTTTCCATCTTATATTAATTTTTTTATCACTCAGAATATTAATGAAAAACCTTTTGCAGGGTTGTGTTATAGGTATCAATTATCTAAAAAAACTTAATAATTAAAATTTATTACAACTCTTCTTTTTTCATCTGTACAGGAAGATCCTGTGTGTTTTGTACGGCAATCAAACTCTACATACCTATTTCTTTTACTTTTAATTTTTTTTCCGTTTTCTAATTTAGTATAGCCATTACAAGTATTTATATAAAAAATACCTGTCTTTTTCATTCCATAATTTGCCCATTCACCATTTCTATCTGTATGCATACCATGTTCAACTATTTTTTCAGTTTTAGGTGAAAGATTAGCTTTTACTCTATAAAAATTTCTATGGTAAGGTATTCCTAATTTTAAACGAAAAGGTTCTAAAAGACCCATCATAAATTCATCGCAATTTATTTCGCCACCTTGTCTAATAAAACCATAAACAAATTGAAAATAATCATCACCTTCAGTATTAACATGATCGTTAAAATACCAAGGCATGAAAGACGACATCATTATATCTTCTAATTTTTTTAAATCATCTTCATTTAAAAAATTATCAATTACTTTGTGTTTAACATTCATGTTAACATCAAAATGTGTTTTTGTACCAACATTGTATTCTATACTCATATTAAAGCCTCTTCACTATTTCCTGATTTAATAAATATTTTATTGTCAGTTTCTTTTTCTGAAAAAAGACAATTAGTTAAAACACAATACATATTTGAATTTGTTTCATTATGTAATTCTGATTCTTCAATAATTTGTAAAGCTCCTTCTTTTAAACCAAAGGCTTTTTTAATAATAAATAAAACGTTACCAGGTGTAATAGTAATTTTAGTTTTTTTTTGTATTTTTAAAAAAGTTTGTTTGTCATAAAATACTTCTATACCAGGATGATTTGATTTTTCGTATCTTCTTGTTTTTAAAAAATTAAATTTTTCTATAAGTTCATTCACGTTCATAACCCTTAATTATTTTATCAAAATATATATTAAAAGAAATTATTGTTTTTCTTTTAGATGATTTGTTTTTAGGTGCTCGGTGAACAACAAAACTAGGAAAGATAACAAAGTCTCCCTCTTGCACATTTAAATTAATTATATTGTTCATATTAGAAGGATCAACTATTTGAGTTACAGGAGATTCTTTTGGCATTTCTAAATAATACACTCCAGTATAATTACCGCCATGAACATGCCAACCATGTTTGCCATTTTCAAGATATTGTTGATACCATACTACGGGTAAAGTAAAATTTTCAAACCCTAATGGTTTTATCATTGTATAAATTTGTTTGTTTAAAAAAGGTAAAAATTGTTTTACCCACGGTCTTTCAAAATCTTTATTTTTATGCCAATCTAATTTATGAATATTATCACTGTAATATTGATCATCAGCTTCTAGTTTTTCATGAGAAGAAATATCTATACTTAATAAAAGTTTTCCTTTTATTTTATTGTGATCGTTAAATTTATTTATTATATACGGAACAGATAAATTATTAATTATCATTTTAATCCTGACAATAAAAAAAATGAGTAATAGTGTATCGTCCATTTCCTATTTCTTTAAATTTTTTTGTTTTAATAGGTAATACTTCATGAAGGTAATAACACGGAAACATTAACATTCTATTGTGCTTTACATTAATTTCATAATCTGGTTCTGTAAATTTTAAATTACCACCTGTAAATTTTTTTGGTTCACGATAAAACCATATGAGAGAAGTCCATTGAAACTTATCATAATGAGGTTCATAATAATCATTATTTTCGTAGTAAGAAATTATATTTGCATCGTGATCGCTGCCTATAAAACTTCTATACTGCGGTGTTATGTTTTGTATTATTTCATGAAATTTAGGTGTTCTAAATAAATTCATGTTTTGTATTATTGGTGAATAGGTTCTACCTTCCTGCGTATAGAGTCTATCAATATAGAACCTATATGATTTACCTTTAGCAGTCCCATCTTCATGACGTGCAACAACAGTGTCTTCTGCTCTTAGTTGGTCATGTTTGTTTTTGGTAGATAAAAAATCTAACTCAGTCCAAATAAATTTTTCTGTTTCCTTGTCATACCAATTATCAATGACAAGAAAAGGAAAGGGTTGATCCCCTCCAATTTGTACTATCCAATCTTTCATTGTTTTTTAAATTCTGCAGGTAATCCTAAAAAAGGTCTTGTATCAAATAAATTTGGTTCTTCTAATGCACCATCAGTGCTATTGTAATGTAGAAAAACTTGACAACAATCTTTTCCTGTAAAACTTTCCCTCCAATGCTCCAAATCACATCCGCTGTAAGCTAACATATCTCCAGGTTTAAGAACTATTTTTTTACCTTTATTACCTTGATTTCCTGTAGGGTCTAAATAAATTGGCCATTCATCTCCTCCTAAGTTAAGAGTGCAAGAAATTTCACAAGAAGGCCTGTCTTTGTGTCTATGAAGAACATCACCAAATTTATAAATTCTAGCATAGCTATATGTTGGTATAAGACTTAAATCAGTTACTTGCATCATTTTTGGTAATACTCTTTCCAATAAAGTTTCCATAACCATGTCTGCATAGTGACTATATGTGTTTGGTATTTGATCATCTTTCCACGTCCCCCAAGTTTGATCAAAAGGAGAAATAAATTTATTTTCCTGTAAATGTTGTGCAACTTTTCTTTTATTACTAAAATATGCAAAACAAAAACTTGCTAGTTCGTTTGATATTGCTTTTTTAACTACTGCGTATTTATTTTGTTTAAAACTCATATTATCTCCTATTTAAATAAATTACCTTTATTCCAACATACCAATGAATATCGTGTCCCTTTCGTTACTGGAACAACCCTATGCCAAACAAAAGAAGGAAAAAATATCATTGTCCCTTTTTGTTTAAGTTTAATATTAATTATTTTATTTTGTTTTGGATTAGGTATACAAATTTGAAAATCACCGCCTTCATATTCATCATCATTTGCTAAAATTAAACTAGCAGATATTTTTCTTGTTAAACCATTTTCATCAGCATCTCCTGAATCGGTGTGCCAATCGTAATGTTGTTTTTGTGTGCCTTCATATTTTGTAAATTGAAAAGATTCTGTCATGCTCCACTGAAAATTCCAACCCGCTTGTGCATTCACTTGATGAATTATTGGTTGAATTTCTCTGTACATCCAATTATCGCTCATCCAAATAACTTTAGATTTTCTTGTTTTTTCTAATTCTTGTCTATCATAATCACTTAGATTATTTGTGTCGTATCCCCATGTTGTTGCAACCTGTTCTTTTAAATATTTACCGTACTCAATGACATGATCACAAAACCTGTTGGTGACTGCGTTTTCTAAAATAAAATAATTATTTCGTAAATTCATTCTTTTTTCTGCCTCTTTCATAACACGAATTCTCTGTCAAGAAAACAATTATAAAAAGATTGCTTGATATATTCTGTACACATGTTTAAATTAGATCTCACCCAAAAATTATAAATCAAGGAGATATTATGGAAAATCAAGAAGTATTGAAGGCTATAGCTACCCTTGCTGATAAGGTGAGTCGTTACCACGAACGTTTATTAGCAGTGGAAAGAGACAATGAAAAACTACAACAAGAATTATTAGAACACAAAAAAAGTTCTCATATACATACAATTCAAGGTAAACCACATAACTCCGATGCAACTGTTATGATAACAGGCTTAGATTCTGATATGGAATGTGAAGCGTGTAGCGCTTAATTAATCAGGAGTTACACCTAACATATCTGCTAAAGAAGGGGCGAATATTTTTACGTCTCTTCTAATTTTTTCAGCAGTTGTAGATGTTCCTGGATTATCAACATCAGCTTGAGCCGCAGCCTCTGATTCATATTCAGCGCCCGTATCAACATGAGTAATTGTTGTTTCAGTTTTTACTTTATAATGTGGAATTCTTCTTCCATCTTCAGTCGTAATGTGACCTAGTAATTCAGCAGGTTCAACTATCGGCATCTTCGTTTCTCCAATTTATGTTAAAACTGATGATAACTCTATCTTCATCAGAATTATTTGTTTGTACTTCATGTTGTAACCATGATGGAAAAAAAATCAAGGAATTTTCAACAGGCTCCCATTGTACGCTGTGAGCAAGGTGTATAGAGGCTTTATCTGTTTTAGGTGGTGATAGCACCTCTGACTGTGGTTTAGGCTCTAGAAACACAATATTTCCACACTTTTTAGGAGCTTTAAGATAAAATACACCTGATAAATAGTTATATGGATGCGTGTGAACATTGTTTCGTGATCCTGGTGGATTAATCATACCCCACATACCAGTCATTTCAGGAACATAATTGTGTTTGACATCTAAGTGATTAAAACAATCTTTAGAATATTTTAATATATCACCAACCAAAGGACGAAACTTTTTAATATCATATATTTCATCATGACTATGCCAACCGCCGACATTGGACCGTGGCATACCCATCTCATCTTTTTCTCGTAGTTGATAGATGCTATCAATAAGATGTTCGTGGCCTTTTAATTGTAGTGAAAATACGGGAGTAATAAATAACGAATGAAGATTGATCAGAGTTGTCCTTTTGTGATCTCCAAAAAACTTGCTATAATGTGCACCTGATTGGCAGCATTAGCTTGAACTTTAAGAATATCACTTTCTTGCAAAACTAAAGGTTGTGTCAATAGTTCTGTGGTTGTGTTTGTAGCAACACTCTTTGCTTTAAATACTTCAAAGGTTGCAGCCCCTCTGACAACTTCAACATCAACTAAAGTTGTTGAACCAGAGTCATTGCAAACTAAAAGAGATTTTACTATATCTGTAGTTGGTGGAACTGGTGGCGTTGCACCAGGATCAGCCGTGGGAACTGTCAAGACAGTTGTTAAATTCGTAGTAGTTACATCTACCATTGCACTTTTAAATGTATTAGCCAAGGAAAACAGCCTCCGACTCTGATTCGTTTTTTAAATCTTGTTGGTAGTTTGTATTAAGTAAAAAAATTATTTGATCTAATAATTGAATCATTTGATCAAACTGATTGGCATCATATTCTGGAGTCGCATTGGGTAATCGTGTGATAGTTATTCTAGCCATTTTTACTCTTTATTAAATTATCAAACATAATATGGGTTTTTTCATATTTTTCAATTATTTTATCTGGTATCAAAGACAAGTAATCATAAGGATTTTTTTTAATATTGTTAGTTCTAATATGATGCCATTCAGGAATAGGGTCATTATACTGTATATTCTGTATAGAAAATTGATTAAAATTTTTAGTTTTTATTCTATACTGAGGCACATTTAAAAATTTTAATATTTTAAAAATTGTTTGTTTAGGAGACTTTATTAACTCATCGTAAGTAATAATTTTATATTTTTCTTCTGAGTTAAGTATATTTTCAATGCTCCATATAGATACTCCTATGTTGTGATCTCTTCTTAATAAAGAATTACACATTTCTTCTTTACGTGATTCTTTAATGTTCATAACTTTAAGAGTTGAAGCTAAACATTCAAAGACAGGTCTATACAGTATTACAAATTTACTGTTTAATTTTAATTCTCTTAAATAATTTAGGTTTGCTTCAGTGCCCCAAGATCCTCTATCCAAAACATGTTTGCACTTATAATGTTTGTAGTAAGAAAAAAATGCTTGTTTAGCTGCGTTGTGTACTCCAGTATAATCTGGAAATTCTTGATACTGTGGAAAATCCTGTAAGGTTAAAATACGATGAACTAATTCGGTTACAACGCTATTTGCTGTAACTTTAATATCATCACTTTGATTAAGTAAAGAGCCTAGCAAAGTGTTACCTGCTCTAGGCATAGAACATAAAAAATTTATTTTAATATTATCTTCTTCCGTCTGGTCTAAGTTGTAATTTTGTTGATCCTAGTCTCCAAGCAGTGTCGTTTACAGTGTTTGTTTGATATTTAATTTTAACTGCTCTTCCTCTACCTCTTACATCAATCTTCTCCGTAGTATTGGAAATAGATCCAGTGGTAGTAACCGTATCTGCTGATTGAGGATATTGTTCAAGTGTTAGTGTAGCCGTCATGGTATTAGTTAAATTATCAAAGTCTGGAACAAGTTTACTTACAGACATAAGTTCATCACCGTCCGCTATTTCAACAGAACCTGATGTTAAAAAAGCAGAGATAGCTGTGCCGTCCGCTTGATTATTACCATTCTCATGTTCGTAAATATACGAAGCACCTGCAGTTAACCCAAGTATAGTAGAGTTATTTGCTGTTAAGCTTGCATCGTATTCTGTAGCAATAGGTAATTCATATACATAAGCACCTAACCAAGTAGTTCTTGCAAGGGATGTAGTATACCAAGTGTTCTCTAGATAGTTGTAAGCCACAGCTCTGTCTATTTGTGTAGCATTAGCTGATGGGTAATACCAAATTATTTCATTAAATGCGGTGTTAATACCACAGGCTATGTCTTTTTTATTAGTATAACTTATATCGTCAAATACATAATCTTGAACAGAACAAGGCATTTTTTTGACAACACCATCGTACATGTAAAAAGAATTATCAGACATCCAATAAGATCTACCATTTATTTCTACTGCTGCGTGTTGAGCTATTAACCCACAGTTAGCACCAAGCTGTCTAAGACCAAAAGTAAAAGGTGTGCCAACAAATTGAATACCGTGCATAGATGTATCTGTCCAAACTAATATTTGACCAGATGATTTAACAGCGCCTACTATTCTAGAGCCATCTGATATACGAAGAGAACCAGCTTCATTAGTTGATACTGGTGTATAATCCGTAGCGTCTTCTCGATCAGAAAATCTAAATAATAAATCATCTTGCGTATCACTGTTGCCTATTGTTGTTTCTGTACCAAAAATTAATAAATGTCTTGTGTCGGTAGACACTAAACTAAACCTAGAAGCTGTTGGAGCATTAGATAAAGTTGTTGCTCTATTACTTGTACCCCCTGATGTATCCCAAACAAACGTTCCACCATTTAAAACGGTAGCAATTAAATCTTCACCAAAATTATCTAAAGACCAGTTTCTTGCGTCTACTACAACACTTGAAGATGATCTTGGCGTATTCCATGTGCTATTATTCCAAGCCAATGTTCCCCAACCATAACCATAACTAGATGTAGATGGCCCTGTTCGAATTTGATAATTAGCATTTCCAGATCCACCGCCGCCTGATGTTGACCCAGAAGCTGTGCTTGTATGAGTTACTGTATATGTACTAGCAGAAGGAACTGTAATAACTTCAAACTCGTTATTCATATCTAATCCATCTATTGCAGAGAATGAATCAAAAGTAACAAAGTCACCAATGTGTGCTCCATGAGCTGCATCCGTAACTGTAACAGTTGTTGTACCATTTGTGGTAAAAGGATTTGTTAAAGCTGCTGTTTCTCTAATAGGAGTTATGTCAGTTACTGCGCCATCAGAATAAATATATAATTTTCTGTCTGTACCTAAAGCAAGATATCTGGTTCCGTCTAAACCAATCCAGCTATGCGTATCACGGACCACGCCCACAATAGTTTTATTTGGATTTGGCAAATATGTCCAACCTTTCCATCTTTCAGGTTTACCATAGTGAAATCGAACAAAGTCAGAATCAACATACTTACGTTGATCTCCTGCTGAATAAGCAGTATCTTGTTTATCTATACCTGGTTGAAACTTTAAATCGACTAATTTCATGTCGGGGTATACTAAATTATTTATTGTTTTGTGGCAAGAATTGAGTTCCTACATTACCTTTGAAGGAGTAATTACCCATGTGTGTCATACCACTAGCAATATCAGCATATATTTTACCGCCTATTTTTTGCCATAAACGACAAAAAGCATAATCTTCAGATAAATATCTTTTAGTACCAGGCTCTATCATAGTGTCAAAAAAAGCATAGTTCCAATCAGACGTGTCGTGATATCCAAAGGTTTTGTCGTGAGGATCGCCTAAATGTTGATCAGATTTAAATCTTAAATGAGGATATGCCAATGCCATTTTTTTAAATACATTTCTTTTTATCAACATAAAACCAGTTGCACCGTCCAATACTTCTATAAAACCTTTTTTAACCATAATATTTTTTGGATCTTTAACATTTAAATTATATTGCAACGATGCTGCATGTAATTCATCTTCACTTATATTTGGTTTTTCTTTTACTTTTTTGATTGCCTTGGTCCAATCAATTACCTTTCGTGGGTATACTCCTGTCACTACATCTTCATCTAAATCTAACATACGAAACACTGACTCAGAATTAAAAGCTAAATCAGCGTCAATAAATAAAAGATGTGTATATTGTTCGTCGTCCATAAATAATTGCACCAATGTGTTTCGAGCTCTTGTTACTAAAGATTCATTACCAATAGTTCCAAATTGTATTTCTATTTTTTTACTAGCTGCTAAAGCCGTAAGTTGTAGACAGCTTTTAAAATAGTCGGCTGTCAACATATTGCCGTAACAAGGTGTTCCAATAAATATTTTAGAATTCACTATAACTTACTTTTAAATATTCTATTTTCTTTAACCAATCTTTAGGTATTGCGATAGCACCACCGCCTGATATGTCTTCTTTGTCTTTGCTATACGAACGCATAATAATTATTTTTTCTTTACCATTATGTATCATCCACCCTACTTCTTGGCACACGGCCAACGGAGCATCCATAACTTCTTTTATATCAATCCAACCAGTCTCAGTATCACGAGCATCGAGCCACGTCACACGGACCATCGGCACTTTGTTAATGTCAATCATTAATAGGTTCTTTTTTCTTTAAATGTAAATTAAAAGAAACAGATCTTCTCTCTTCATTAGGAGTTCTAAATGGATAAACACCATGAGATAACCAAGAAGGAAATAAATATATTGCACCTACTTCAGGTGTTACTTGATGTTTGTGACCACTAAAAGTTGCAGCTTGACCACACATAAAATGTATATCGCCTACACAAGGATAGTGATCTTCTTTTGCATATTCATCTTTTAAACTTGGAGGCACTCGTAAATAGATAACACCTGACAATTCGCCCTGATGTACATGCATAGGATTAAAGTCTCCAGCCCACTGACTCACGACCCACATAGATTCTATAAGCATAGATCCAACAAATGCTGGTGATATTGTATCACTAGCAGGAGGTATAGAAATATATTGATGAACTACTTTACCTAAAGCATCTATTAAAGGTTTAAATTCTTTGCTAATTAAATCATCGTTAGGATAACGAACTTCTTGTTGAACATTACCTGCTAAATTCATAGAGTGATCGTATTCTTTTGATAATTTTTTGTCCTCTAATAATTTTGTAGCTCTGTTATCAAGAATTTTAATTAAGTTATTAGGTAGTTTACCTTCTAATATAGTCGGACCAAAAGGTCTAATGGCATGAAAATCTACTTTAGTTGACATGGTTTCCTTTCTACTTACAAATATCTATTGTCATATAGCAATTATTTGCCTATAAATATAGTATTAATTAGGCTTATCTATATTCAAGGCCGAGCCTCCTTGCCTTTTGTTAACAATATCATGAATTGCATAGGAGTACATGTTTAAGAATTTTTTTAGAAAAGTAAGGGCAACCTTAAAAAATAGCGGAGAAGCAATCGCTGGAATAGCAGGTATAGCGGCGGGACTTCCCATGTTCGGGAATCTTAACCCGATGGCACAACTAGCTATAAAGTACTTACCAAATTTACTAACATCTCAATATCAAGACGATCCACTTAGTTCTTTTGTAAAAAATCAAGGTATTACAACTGCGGCAACCGCAGGTACTAACTTTCTTAGACCAGATGTAGATCCAAGTTCTATTGTTAACCAAGGAACAAGAGCAAGTAGTTTTGACCAAAATAATCAACTTGCTAAAGTATTAAATGAAGCTGATCCTGCTTACGGAAAGTCTATGAGAGACTTTCAAAAAATAAGTCAAATGACTAAAGACAAATCTGGTAATTTTATAACTGATCTTTTTACAGATTTATATAATGATGAGGGATTAACAGGTAAAGGTAAGTTAATTGGTTCGTTAGCCTCGTCCCTCGGACCAGGGCTCGCTACTTATTTAGCATTAATTGGTGAAGACAATCCAGAAACAATGGATCCAAAAGAATACAGAAGTGCTGTAGATGATTACTACTCAGCAAAAGCTAGAGGAGAAAATCCTAACCCTGCTGATTATGGTCTAGCACCTACACCAGCAGAAGACATGGTAGGAGATTTACGATATGAAGGTGGTGAAGATTATTCAGATGTACCTGCTTCACGTGGTGGTATGGCTATGGGAGGGGTTGCAGGAATAAATGCTGACAGCACACCTTTAGAATTAGACCCAAGAGAAAATTTAATGTCAGCTCTTAACATAAGAGACAAGGCAATAGCATCTAGAGGTAGCGTTGGCTTATCCGCTATGCCAATGACAGATATGTCTCAAGATGTAAAACAAGCAAACATGGGTGGAATAATAGGATTAGCTATGGGCGGATTAGAAAAAAGAGGTATGGTATATGGACCTGGTGGACCAAAAGAAGATAAAATACCAGCAATGTTAAGTAATGGCGAATTTGTAATGACAGCGAAAGCTGTTGACAATGCAGGTGGACCTAACGCAATGTACAATTTAATGAATAAATTAGACCCTGAGTCTTCGAAAGGACCAACAGCATAATGGCCGCTGATAACGCATCAACAAATATACAAAGAGAAGCTCCTTTTCTAGAGGATTACAGAAGACGTTTAATGGACTCTGTCTTCGCAGCGACAAAAGACGCTATTGTACCAGGGGAAAGAGACATAGCAGGATATGATCCTTTTCAAACAGCAGGTTTTGGCGAAGCAGCAAGCCAATTAGGTTATACGTTTGATCCCGAAACGGGAAGCATGACGAAAACAGGGCAGGCAGTTTTTGAACCTTATCTACAACAAGGATTAGCAGGAATGCAACAAGGTCAACAGACCGCGGCTCAAGGCATACCAGCATTACAAGCAGCTCAAGGACAGTTTGATCCTAGCACAAGTAACTATCAACAGTTTTATGATCAGTATCAAGCAGATGTTACAAAGCAAGCGTTGCAACAAATGGATGAAGAAGCTGCAAAAGCACAGAGTAATTTAGCAACGCAAGCGCAACAGGCAGGAGCTTTTGGTGGTTCTCGTTTTGGTGTACAAGAAGCAGAACTCGCAGGTAATTTACAAGACATAAAATCACAAAGAATATTTCAAGATTTATCCAATAACTTTCAACAAGCTCAAGGCAAAGCAATGCAAACGTTTGAGAATGCACAAGCAAGAAATCTTGGTGTAGGTCAAGCGTTAGGACAAATGGGTGGTATGCAAGCTCAACTAGGACAAGGTATTGCTGGTTTAGGACAACAAGCATTTGGATTAGGACAAGCAGGTATTGGTTCACTCGGTGCTGTGGGTGGTCAACGACAAGCATTCCAACAAGGTCAGTATGATGAGGATTTAAGAGTAAAAACTGCTAGACAACAAGAGCCTTTACAACGATTAGGCTTTATTGGAGATCTTCTTTCAAGAACTCCTTCAGTGCAACAAGGATACCAACAACAACCTATACCTTACACAAATCCACTATTAGGTGCGATAGGTGCGGGTATATCTGGTTTAGGAACATTCGGATCAATGTTCGCTGGTAATAACTAATATGGTAACGTATCCAGATCCAAATTTAGAAGAAGATATATTTGATACATCTGCCGATGCTGGTGGTGATTTCGCTGTTAACACAGGCGACATTAATAGAATGCCAACTACACTTCCAGGTAGTATGTTTCAAATGCCTGCAAAACCTGAAAACATAGGTCCTTTAGATTTAACACCAGCAATGGTGAATATGGAAAAGTTTGCTACTATGTTTACGCAACCAGCAAAAACAGAAGCAGAGCTTGCAGCAATGTTTCCTGATGCAAGTTATAAAAGTGATAAGTATTTAGCTTTAGCAAAAGCAGGTCTTGCTTTAATGCAGCCAACTATTGGAGGTAGAATTGCTCCAGCTATTGCAAACGCGGGTACGGGTTTACTTAATGACGTCGCTGCTATCTCAGCAAAAGAAAGAGCGGCAAAAGCAAAGGCACGAGCGGGTAGAATATCTTACAAACAACAAGAAGCTGCTAACTTTTTACAAGCAAAAGCACAAGCTTTTGGTATTAATCAAGGGTTAATTACAAAAGAGCTAGTGACAAACTACGAACAACGAGCAAAAGTAAATGCTTCTCAATGGGAGACCTATACTAAAATGGCCAACACAAACATGACCAAAGCATTAGATTTTGGCATGAAAAAGTTTGAATCAAAACCTGTAAAAATTAGAGGTACTTTTAATGGGGTAAGAAAAGACGTAGCAGGGTTTCTTGTTAACGATCAATACTATGTTCCTACTACAAAAAAGGATGCTGTAACAGGTGATTATATTTATGAAATTGTTCCTGATCCAACAAACATAGAAATCATATCTTCAACAACACAAGACGTTGATGACGTAACAAAAAATATGACTCAATATAATGAGATATTTTCTGACTATAATAATATAGCAAAAAATATTTATTCATTAAGACAGATCATGCGTTCTGTTGATCCTGGTCAAGGGGGTGATCCAACACGTGTTGCTGTAACAGGTTATATTAGAAGACAAGTACAAAAGTATGGTCAAATTGCTAGTGACTTTACAAAAGATTTCTTTGGTGACGAATACGTAGATCCTATTACAGGAGATAAAAAAGGTGGAAGAGGAAAAACAGTTTGGTTAACTGATTTAAGTGACATCGTTGTTATGTCTGAAGATGGTTCTATAAATCCTGCACAAAAAGAAAACTTTAAAATGATTAACAATTTATTTAGCAGCATTGAAGCAGACGGCATGGCCTTAGTAGATCGTGCTAGAAGTGAAGATTTAAGTTTACACTTTGAAGGTGATACACAAGCTGAAAGACAAGCTAATAAAACAAAGATATTTAACAGATTACAATTTGATAAAAAAATTCCTGAAAACGAAGCAAGAGCACAAGCGATTATTTATGCGTTAGCAAGAGCTCGTAAATCATCAGGTCGATTAAACTTAGACGATATTGAACGTGCAGCAGAAACATTAAACATCTACAATGATTCTTCACAAGCAATTCTAACTAAACTTAAAGTTGTTGAAGAAGAATTGATCGCGGCTCACCAGGTGCAAGCAGATTTACTTAAAAGAAACTTTCCAACAGATGCAGCTCAGTTGGCAAAAGAAAGAGGCGGTAGTCTTAGTTATGTTGTTGATGGTCAATTTATCGGTGATAACTATTATAATAGTTTGTTTGGATATTCTAACACTCCTGTTAAACAAACATTTACAGTAGTTCCAAAAGACGGAGGCGGGTTCGAATACGTACCTGTTAACCAATAATGCAATACACAATAGTAGGTTCAAAATACGGAGTAGCAGCAGGTGATTTTGTTATAGACTTACCTGAAGTTGTAGACGGCATTCCTTTATACGGACAAGACGGAAAAGACAACTTCCCACGAAACGAAGCTGAATCACAAATGTTAAATGAAATCATTGCAGGGTTTCAAGCTCAACAAAATATAATAACAAACAATACCTCTCCTGAAGCTGGTCTCGAAACAATGACAATTGAAGAAGAGAATGCTTTAAAAATGAAACAGTTTACAGAAATGCAAATTAAAGATCCTCTTGCTGCAGACCTTGCTTTTCAAAAAAGTAAAGCAGAAATGTCTAGCTTTAAATACGCTGGCGACATAGCGGGAGAAATAGGTAAGATACTTCCAGGCGGCGAATCCATACTTAATTTTTCACCTAAGGCTCTTGGCGAAGCGTATACAAATCTACTTTACAAAAATGCTCCGAAAGATCCAAAAAGAGCAGCTGGAGATATATCTGTTATAGCGTCTGATATATTTTTAGCAGGGTTATCACTTGGTAACGTAAAGTTTGCTAGTAAGAAAAATTTTAACATACCTTTATTTACAAATGAAGCTAGAAGACAAGGACTTCGCGGGTATTTAGAACAGAATCCAGTTAAGAGCACTGTTATGGTTAACATGCTCGCAAGAGCAGGATCAGATGCTGTGTATGATATGTTAAACGAATCATATAGATTTTTACAAGACATACCCCCAGATCAAAGTGATGACGCTACTGTAGAAAACATTTTAAATATTAGAAATGAACTACTGTGGTCAGGTGGTGCTGGTGGGTTAGCAAAACTTTTTCCTTACATAAAACCATTTATTGGTAAAAACTTTTTAGGTATAGATAGTGAAGCAAAACGATTGGCAACACTTGGTAGAACACACAACATACCAATGAGTACGTTTAACGTATCAAGTAGTGGGTTAGTACAAGGTCTACCTCCAGTTGTAGGTCTATTTCCAATCGTTGCAACAAACGCACGTACAGCACAGAATGCACAGTTAGCTGCTTCTTATGAAGCAATGCTAAGAAACATTGAAACTTTTTCACCTGTTCAATTATTTAGTGATGCAGGTTTGATGATAGACAAAGGTTTTAGAGATATGATCGGTCAATACGGCATAATGAAAGGTGTATTGTATAATAACGTAGCAAAATATGCTGACGCTCTTAATGGAGAAGCTTTCATACCAACAAATAAAATAAAAGAAATGGCTTTGGCTATGCGTACGGCAAAAACAAAAGGTCAAATACCTATGCAGACTACGCCAATACAAGCTGGTCCTAATGACTATGTATACGGTCAACAAATAAGTTTTGATAATTTAATGAAAGGTATCAAAGGATCTGGTGCTGATATTGAAGATGCTTTAATGCAGTTTGATTCACTACCTGATAATTTAAATGCTCAGCAATTCAAATCTCTTATTGAAGGATTAAATCAAGTTAAAAGAAATATGCCTAACTTAAAGCTATCAGAGAATTCTGATGAGGCTTTAATGATAAATGATTTTCATAGTGTTGCTTTACAAGCAATGAATGACCCTAAAGGTTGGAAAACATTAAAACCAGAACAACAAGCAATTGCTAAAGAATGGGCTGATAGTTACACAGTTGCAAACGATTTTATATTTCAAAACGCTGATAGTCTACAAGGTAGAACAGCAATGCTTCTTAAACAAACAGATCCTAATATTGCTATACCAGGAGCTGTTCAAAGACCTGGTTATTTATATGCGGATCAAATGGCAAAAATATTCTTTGATGATCAAACTATAACATCACCTATGGCACTTAGGGAAATGCGTAAAGCATTTGGAGATGATGCATTTAATGCGTCAACAAGTGCTTACTTTAATAATATACTTAATAAAAATACAGACTTTGTAAGTGGTAAAATAAAAATATTAGATAACGAAGCAGGTATTTGGAAGAGAGCTAAATCATTTGTTACAGGAAAACAAATTACACCAAAGACACAAACAATTAATTACAACATTCCTGTTATGGACATTGAAAAAATAGCTGATGCTTTTTCTTTAAATGATATTCAAAGAAGAGCTGGTGTTCTTGAAATGTTTAAATCACAAGTGCCAGGTTCTGAAGCGGTAAAAACAAAACATGCTGAGGGAGTATTACAACAAATATCAGAAGTAATTGAATTAGCAAGAGCTGTTGAAGTACCTAACTACGGAAACGTTTCATCATTTGTTAAACGTCGTGGTGTGTTAGGTGGTCTTGGTTCTATTGCTAACTTGTTTACAGGTGGTGCAATCTTATCAAACCCTATTAGTTCTGCTGGTGTTATGTTAATGGCACGTTTTGGTATGAATGGGTTATCTGATCCTAAATTTTTAGATAGCATGACAAAAGTTTTAGATCCAACTTTGGGTGACGTAGCAAGAAAATCTGCTTTAGTAACAATAGGTAGAAATTTCTTTGATCCTGAAAGAGCGGTAATGGCTGGATACGATATTAATAATGTAAATGATATTTTAGAACTAATTGTTTTAGGAGACATGGAACAATCACCTGTTTATAATGTAAGAGCAGAGGATGAGTTTGATGAACAAAGTAGAGTACCAGAAGCTATTAGAGGAGAGAGACAATTTAATACAGCAACATCTGAAGCACCGAGTGGGTTTAATATGCCTGAAGGCGGCTTCACACCAACAGATATGAGTGCTTTGGAGACAGCTTCAGCAGCACCATCACCAATTAATAATGCACAACGTGTAGCACTAGCTGGTGGTAACTTAGATGAAGCGATCGCTTTACGAAGTAATGCAAACGCGGGCCTCGGCTCACTTAGACAAGGAGCAGCATAATGGCAAGACCAAACCCACACGGAGGCAAAAGATACACTTCACCTAGACCTAGAAATTCTCCTTCAGCAACACCTAAACCTTCAGTTAATAAAGCAGCGCAAAAAAAAGCAGCGGAAGATAGAAGAGATGCAGCGCGATCTATGCAATCACAAGGCGTACAAAGTCTGTCTGGTGTTTCAGGATCACAAGGTCAAGTTGCTAGATTTAAAACAGAACAGAATCAATTAAGAAATGAATACAATAACAAGAATACAAGTGATGATAGAAAAGAAGAGATAGTAAAAGATCTACGCGGTGTAAGCCGTGATTTAAATAATCAAAGCAGAGCAGCAGCTCTTAATCAAGTTATAAGAGAATTCGGTCCAGGTTCCGTTACCAATACAGGTGGTATCATGGGATCAGATGCAGGCGCACGTTTTAGTGAATTAAGAGGAGATTTTGTTGGTAATCAAGGAGCTTTTAAAACAGGAGATAAAAACTTATTTAAACAAGTACACCCTAATCCACTTAAAGTATTATTAGGTGCAGCAACGCAGGCAGGAAATATAAGCCCGCTGGGTTTAGTTAGAAATATAAACAAAATAAGAACAGGTGAGCCTTTAATGGATTTAAGTTTCATGGATAGAAACATGAGCGAGTCGCCAAGCAGAATGAAAAATTTTTATGAGACATACATGAAAGGCATGAATAAAAAAATAGCTGATTTAAAATCATCAAAAAATGCAGAACAGTTTGATGCTGTAGACATGGACCCTGGATTTAGAAAGTTTATGCCAACACAACTTGAAACGGAGGACATGACTTTAGATCGAACTATGTTTTTACCAGATGATCAGACAGATAGGTTTGGTATACCAGCAGGCGCAGAGCCAGGTGAAGAGGATATGATAGATGATGAAGAGTTTACTAATTTATTAAATCAATACAGCTTATTAAATCAAGATGATCTAGCTGACTCTTTATTAGATGATTCTGAAACAGAAAAAGAATTAACTGATACAGATTCAATGTCACAAGAAGAATATGATGCAAAACTTCAAGAAACTCTTTCTGGAATTAATCCTATTTATGACCCTCAGCTTAACCCTGAGTTTCAAGGTCTTAGAAATCAAATAGATATGAACACAGAAGAACCAAATGATTTATTTGGAAGTGATCTCTTTATGGGGGCAGGCGCTAACTTTCCAGCGGGCGGTGTACCAACAAATAAAACGGTAAACACAGGTTTAGATATGTATGGAAATAAAGTAATGCCATCAGAAGGCGGATCACAAGCAGCGTTAGATATTCTTAATGCCAACGCTGATCCGTATTTTAGTGGTATCCCTGTAATGCGAAAAGCAGACGGCGGTAGCGTCAACACATATGATGTGTTAAAATTAATTAACGATACGATGAACGATGGATAACAGTCTTAAAAATATTATTTGGGTCGGATTGATCTTAGTAACCGCAGGTGCAACCTACGGAATGATGTCAACACGGCTACAAGCAGTTGAATCAAAACAAGTGCAACTAGAAAAAATAATATTACAAGACATCCCAGAAATAAAAGAACGAGTGATAAGACTCGAAGTATTGCTCGAAAGAGCATTATCCGAATAGTATTTTCTTTGGGTCTTCTCCCATAACTTGACTAGCTAGATCTATTTTAGCATTCAATGCTTTCACAATCTTCTCATCTATAGTATGATCTGCCATTAAATCTACGTATGTCACCTTTGATGTTTGCCCTATTCTATGCGCTCGGTCTTCTGATTGTAACCGTACTTCTAATGAGTAATCGTTAGAGTAATACACAACAGTGTGAGAAGAAGTAAGA